AGTAAATAGCTCCTCACCGTCTTTCATCTGGACCTCATATTCGTCCAACCTCTGTTTGCCAAGTAATGCCAATAGGTCTACTCCGTCCGTGATTTGTTGATTGTGAAAGACGCGGGCTGCGTCCTTGATTTGTAGTAATTGTGCGACAGTTTGTTAGCACGTTGCCAGATAAGTGCGGTGCTAAATAAACCAATCATCCCCACAATTGCAAGGATGATTGATGATTCATTCCACATCATTAGAGAACTCCTCGATACAAGAAAGGTAGGCGTACATGTATTGATTGAAGCGAGGATATACCTCGCCCTTATTATCACGAGCATGGGCATGAGCATCGTTCAGATAGTCATACCAATTGTCTACATTTTCGTGCAGTTGTGTGTAATCAGACATCACTTAACCTCCGTGATTTGATCGATGGTGTGAGATGGAAACTCACTATGAATGTGATTAATTGCATCATCCATATCAATGCAATCTTCAACAGTTACGAACGTCATCTTTGACGTCCAGTTATCTTCAAGAATAAATTTGAAAGTCATGCGAGGATTACGAAGTGAAATCATGTGATCAGGATTCGCCGCAAAGTTCATAGCCTTGATCGAGGATCCAGCGCACTGCGTCCAGGCGCTCCTCGATGTAACAGTCAAAGAATTGAATGAAACCGTCAGGTTCTGTCAGGTAGTGAAGCTTGATCATGTGTGATACGTGAGTGTACAGTTGGCCGCATTAAAGCGGCAAAAGAAAGCCAAGGACTTGCACCTTGGTGAAGGCTTAGAACCTACGATCAGAAGTGATTGAAGAAGAAGTAAACTTCACCATCGAATTCAATAGTAGAGAAGTCATGTTGATAGTTTCTATACCAAGATGCTTGCCAATCAATAACAAGGAACTCAGGGAGTTCTTTGCAATCAATCTCAGTTACGCAATATTCAACGAACTCACCAAAGTGAGATTCATCGTGAGCATAACTGAACTGAATGAAATAAGCATCCTCGAACTGCTCAGCAGTTGTGATGCCAATATCACTCAGTTCGTCCATGAATTCTTGACACTGTTCGGCGTCAAGTTTGGTGAACTCACGGCAGTGTTCTTCGATCACGTCGTACAACTCCTGATCCTGTTCGGTCAGGTTGTCATACCAGTCAGCGCCTGTGATAGGTGCAGCTGCAACGGTCATGTGTAATACGCAAGTGTACAAAGACCAGCACGGCATCGATTCCATCCGTGACCCAGTCAAGAAAGTGCGTCGCATGGACTGCGTCCATGGTCATCTCACAGCTCAGTGGCTCTCCATACCTGTATGTACAGGTAAGGCACAACGTGTGCTCCAGTGTGCGGCTCGTGTGATGCGCTCAGGTTGTCTAGGTGCGGCCATGAGCAGACTTGTATAGCGCCTGTGGCTCGGCGCTGTAGGTAGCCTATACGCTAGCGGACAGGCAGCCCGCTACCGTGTGCCAGTGCCTCAAGCGGCCAGCATGTAAGGCAGGTCCTCGGACACGAAGGAGAGCTCAGGCTCTACCTGGAAGGTGACCTTCTTGCGGTCACAGCAATGCAGGTAGTCGTTACCCCAACGACCGAGCGAGATGTTTGGCTGCAACAGCAGCTTGGCAAGGCCGCGGCGAGATACTCCTTTGTAGGAGTAAACATTGCCTTTCTTGAATGACACAATACACTCAGCGTTGACGAAGTCAACAATGATGTAGTGAGCATAGTCGGAAGCACCGTGGCGAACAGCAGTCGGTGACAGGAAAGATTTGAACATTTGATTCTTAGTGGTTGTTAGTTGAAGTAGAGATCTCTCTCTCACCTTTACAGGAGAGAGATCGATACTCAACGTCAAACAACACACTAGTACCTTAGCGGATAGGTTGGCTAGTGGACAGCCTGACAAACTGGCACAGCATGGCACAAGAAATGGGCCAGATCCATTGCTATGACTGGTCTGATAATATTCTTTTATCTATCCAAACCGGAACGATAAGTGATGCGGCACAGATCGCGAGAAAGAGAGGCGCAAAGTGTTACAAACCTCGCGCCCGTGTTTATTGCTCACCTGCCAGTGTGTGCGCCTAGATTGCATATCTAGCGCGGCCAAACCCGGCACGGGGGAACCGCGATCTGTCGCTATACTAATAGACCTGACAAATTTATGTCATTTTTTATAGCAAACACCACGATATCGCAGGCAATCGACCCGATAGTTTTGGGCTCTTTTGCGTTGATTAATGATGAAGCGAGTAAGAATAGACATGATTAGTACAAAATAAACCTAGATCCCGTTCCATATCTAGGCAACATGCGTCCTTAATCAGGATGAACGTACTAATTGTTTTTCCAAGTGTTCCAAGTCTTGTCAGTAGTCCCATAAAGACCACAGTTCTTACATTTTTCAACAGAAGTGACTGGATAATTAGCATTAACAATCACATCTGCACCACAGTTGTTGCATTTAACAATTTTTACAGGGTCAAGTTGCATGGGACCACATACCTGAATAACATTTAGGAAAGTGAGTAGCTATAAGTTGTTTACACTGATCAGCGATAACCATATGTTCCTTCTGAGTACCATGCCCAGACCGTAGATCACAATAGGTCAACCAAGATCTGAGATTACCGTGCATATACAGGGTTGTAGGAGTAGATAGTGGAAGAACATCTCTTGCACATTCTTTAGCTACACCTGCTTCAAGCATCTCATCATACAGTTGGAAAGACTGATCATAAATGTGTTTTGCTTTACGTTGCAGGTGTGCTACAACCGCACCATCCAGATCATCAATACTGTTTTGTCTGTTTTTGGTATCTTGTCTACGGAGATCAGGTATTACTGGAGTACGTGCAACGGTTGCATACCGTTGACTAAACTCTTGAAAGGAGAAGGACCGATGCCTAAGTATTTGAGCAGCTACGCTTCGGGTAGTGTCTATCTGAACACACATTGATACCATTTCAAAAGGGGACCAATGCTTATGTTTGATTAGATATTTAATAAGCTTAGGAGCAGTATCTCTGTTGTCTTGATTAGAAGGGTTAGAGACACGTGCCATGAAGGCTACGAGGTTGTCACCATCAGGAGTAGAGTGTACATACCGAACAAGGTGGTTATCAGTCATAGGTGGGTATTAGAATTGATAAGTAGTAACGACACCTACGGTGTCAGTTTCGTAAGATCAATAAATAGTTAGAACATTAAAGAAAGTACTTTAAGGAATATCCATTCAAGAGGATATTAATAAAGGGGAAGGTTGTCTTCCCCTAGTCCAGGAGTCGAGTCCACCCTTCTCGTCCCCTGTATAAGGCACATACCTAAATTTACCAGTGGTGGACTGGGCTGTTACCTTTGAGTTGTCTAGCTTGTTTTCGTTGGTTTAGGTCGAAACCTAAAACGATGTGATTAGCGGCTGCTTCTGGGTCATCCAGCCATTCATCCATCATGTCTTGCCAGTCTTCACGTTTACGCATAATGACTTGTTCTTGAGCTGAGATGCCCATAGCGTCAGTGAAGTACTTAACACCTTGAGCAAGACTATCTAATCTGTCGTCATGTTTAACAGCACCTTTTTCTCTACACATTCTAGACATTTGGTAGAAGAGCATGTAGAGGATACGTCTTTCGGGAGCTTCATCTGGGTTAGATTTAAAGTCCCACTCAACAACTGATCTATCTACAACAAGGCGGTGTTGGTTGAGTATAGGTTCAAGCGTATCAATGATTCTGTCTTCCTTACGCACACTGGCACGGACCTCTTCGATGTCAATGGCTTGTTTGGTCTGAAGGAGATGTTTCTTGAACAGTTCACAAACAATGCCATCACCAAAGTTAGTTTCAATAATGAGTTTCGTGACATTATACTTTTTGCAACCTTTAAGGATGTTTAACAAGGTGTTGTCGCTATACCCGTCTTTGTAGGCACGCATTTCATGCAAGTAGAGGAAACCGTTTCGTTGCGATAGATAGGTGGCAACGGTTTCGTCTGTCCCTCGACCTGAGGGGTCAATACTACATATTGTTTCCGAGTAAGGGAGCCATTCCCCTTGTAGTTGCATTGGAGAATAAAAGTAGTCACCTGGGAGACCGACTGTAGGTAGGTCTTTGATGACATTCCTTGGATCGGAGCACCAGACGACTGCATCGGGGCAAGTAGTAGGGTTGACAGAAGTAACAACAAGGTCTGCCATTTTGAGTGGGAATTTTTCACTGTCAGATAAGGTAGTATCAAGTTGAAATTGCAACATGAAGTTGCTTCGACCCATAGCTGCTTCACGTTCGAGTAGATCAGAATCTGAGAAGCGATCAGGGTCAGTTACATCCCAAGCTTTGGCACCATTATCGATATCCTCTTGAATTTGAGGTGCGATAAGTCCTTCGTAGTTAGATAAGGAACGAGGGATACGTGCAGGCCATACAAAGGGTCTGTAGGCACGTTCTGCAAGCTTGCGATAGATAGTAAATGTGGTCTGTGGAGTACCCAAGAAAAGGATACGGCTGTCTTGTTTAGGTGTAAGAATAGATTCTGCTTCAGTACAAAGTTGTAGAAGCTTCTCTCTCATATTTTCTGTAAGACTATTGCCAGGAACTTCTACATCGTCAAGGATCAACAGGTCAGCACGGCTGCCAGTAAGTTGGCCAGTAATTCCAACGGACTTAACAGAAGGAGCTTGGTGCGGACTGCAATTAACGTCGAAAGATATACGGGACCAACGGGCGTCATCAGATTTAGGACGCAGATGGTTAAGCCATGGTGTTTCAATGATCAGTTTCTGTAGAAAGATAGACATGTTGTCGGCACGTTCTTTAGACGCTGAGATGATCATGATCTTCTTTTCAGGATCATTGAACAGGGTCCAAAGAACAAAGGCACCGGTAATCCAAGACTTGCCTACACCACGGAACGCTTGGATCTGTAATCGTTTGGGTCCGTGTTGTAAGTAATCTGCAATTGAGAACTGGGCACGTGTAGGTTCGGGTAGATCTAGCTGTGTCCATAAGGCCTGCAGAAACACCTTAAAATCGGCCTGTAAGGCCTCTAATATGTTGTTCATGTGGGTTTATACCTGAGTGGATTAATTGGCTGCTTACAGGCCCTTCTGGCCGTAGTCAGGCTGCCCATCGATGCTGAGAGTAGGTAGTCCAAACAGACCGTTCTTGACAGCTACATCAGCGATATTGTTCAAGCCATTTTGATAACGTTCAACGAAGCCATTAACGCCGTTTTCGATGCCGTTGCGAAGATAATTAACACCATTGTTAATGGTATTATTAATCGCACCATTTGTTTGGGCATCAACTGCTTCGACGATATCTAAAACAAGAGA